GAAGGTCTCCGCACGGAAAGATTGTCCCCTTGAGAATATTTAAGAACCTTCGAGAACTGAAGAGAATCAAAAAGAATTTTTAAGAATATTCAAATAGTTAATTTCTAATTTATTTTATCCTCAAAAGGAATCTAAGAGAACTATCGAGAACCTAAGAGAATTTTTTCTAAAATTTCTGTGGTGTTTCTGTGGTGCTTTTTTAGAGTTGAGGATATGAAAATAACAAGCAAGAACGTTTTTACAGTTGAGGACGGCAACCACACGGTGGCTCCGAACCTGATTCTAGTCGTGCGAGGCAATACGCGCCGCTTTGTTTTTAGATACTCTGAAAACGGGAAACGGACGGATAAGGCGCTCGGGCCAGCTCGTAAATTATCGCTCTCGGACGCGAAGGCCCTGGCAGATGAACTTCGATCTAAATTAGCGCTCGGCGAGGAAATCAAAACTAGGAGAGAACGGAAAGAGAAAGAAAACACACCAGATGTGCCAGTCTTTAAAACTTATGCTATCGAGACTATTGACCGCCTTCAAGAGGTAAAGCGCTGGAGAAACAAAAAGCACGCGAATCAGTGGCGCAATACTATTGAGCAGTACACCTTTCCCTTTATTGGAGACAAACCAATAAATGAGATTACGCGGGAGGACGTATTAAATATATTGAAACCGATCTGGCTGGAGAAGAACGAGACCGCCTCCAGAGTACGAGGCCGTTTAGAGAACATCCTGGCTTATGCCGTTACTGACGGGATCTTGCCGTCTAATCCTGCCGCCTGGAGAGGAAATCTTGATAGGTATTTGGCGCCCCAGAGTAAGGTTAAGGTGGTCAAGCACTTCGAGGCTATGCCTTTCAGTGTTTTGCAAGATAAGGTTAGGTGTTTAATTCCAGCAAACAACCGGACTAGGCAGGCCATTTTATTTACGATCCTGACCGCCTCAAGAATTGGAGAATCAGTGCCAGCGTGCTGGGATGAAATTGATTTTAAAAACAGAGTATGGAGTGTTCCTCCGGAACGGAGGAAAGATGGAAAGCCGTATCCTCACCGAGTACCCTTGAGCACTCAGGCGATTGAATTATTAAATTCGATTGAACGGCAGGGAGAGAAGATTTTTGACGCGCCAAACAGGAAAGCGGATAGCCGTTATTCCCTGACTGGGCTATTAAAAAGAATGACAGGGACCGATGCAACCATGCACGGTTTTAGGTCCACGTTCAGAGATTGGTGTGCAGAAAATGGTGTGCCAGAAATTTTGGCAGAGAAGAGCGTTATGCACCAAACTGGAAACGCCGTCGTCCAGGCATATCAGAGATCTGACCTCCTTGAGCAACGGCGTGAAGTAATGCAGAGATGGGCGGATGCGGTGTTTGAGAAAATTGAAGACTAGGCGCATTTGAGATTGGGCCTGGATTTCCACCAGTTCTCGACCTCTCGTTCAGACCAAAAGGGGCGCCGTTTAACGTAGCGCCCTTTCGGAAAGTAGCCTTCCTTGATCCATTTATCAATGGTCCTGGTGGTCACCTGCAATCGCTCGGCCACCTGATATTTATTTAAGAAAGTCATTTTGTACCTCCCGCTTCAATCCGTCCTATTTCTCGATTCACCTTTTCAAGACAAATCTTGTCGAACTCTTTTTTATCCTCGGGCTTAATCAGCATCTTGAATTGCTCGATCATGATGTGAACGTCCGCCGCCTCCTCAATGATGTGTAGCCAGTGTTCATGGGTCGGCTCCTTAAAGTAATCAATAAACGCCTCTTGCAGTTCATCGACTTCTTCGGGCAGTTTTTCAAAAACCTGATTGTCATATCCGTAATGTGTCGAGATCCTGACCAGGCAGTCTTCAAACTTTGCTGCGTTATGCAGATTCATCATCCGCCTCCTGGAGCACCTTGTTCACTTGCTCCTTCAATTTGTTTTTCAAATCCATGCAGGCGCCAATCTCGGCATTGTCTCTTTCTTTCATACAGCAGGCGCGATCCAGATAAAAATAAACGAGGCGGATCATCAGCAGCGCCTCGTCCTTTGTGATTTCAATTTTGTCCATGTCATTCATCCTTGTCAGCCCATTTAAAAATCAATGTGCCGTTAGGTTTGAGAACGCGCCAGGCCTCGTTGAAAATCTTTTTCATGTCCTCATGCCAGGCCTTCTCCAGGTAACCGTAGCTTTTAGCCATGTCGGAATTTTTGCCGCAGTTAATTAGGTGAGGAGGATCGAGGACGACCATATAAAAAGAGTTGTCTGGGAACTCGAGCTTCCTGGCATCCATGAGTTGGTCAGGGTGGATTTCAAGTTTTTTGTATTGGCGGGTCCAATGCTCTTCATCCCTGATGTCTCCGAAGAGCACGGACTTATTGTTCTTGTCGAAATAAAACATCCTGGCTCCAGACATCGGATCAAGAATTTTTTCCATGATTGTGTCCATTAAAAAGCCCTCCGAAGAGGGCATAAATAAACAACTCGATCATTCTTTCTTCTCCGTAAAGCCTAACGTCTCGCGAAGTCTCTTCCATTCGCTTTCAGGGACGTCTTTGAACTCCTTGTACTTACCGGAACTCAATGAAACTATTAAGACGTTTTCGTCGTGGTCCCAAAAGATGCACGCAATCTGATCTGTGTTGAAAATGCAGTCTCGGATTTGGAGTCGGTTCATTTGTCATTCTCCCTAGACTTAAGGAATGCATAGACCAGGTACCCGGCCCATCCTCCGAGGAGCAGTACAAACACGGTGAAAAACATACCGGCGAAGAAGTCCATTTACTTATCCCCATAATCCTCTTCAAAACCAACAAGCTCCTGCGCACGAAAGATTCGAGCTCGTTCTTTCATGATTGGCTCGGAGGGCAATCCATCTTCTGTTGGTGCCTCGTCAAGGGCATCTATCCAATCTCCTAGAAGCCAATACGCTTCATCTGCAAATCGTTCACGGATTTTTTTGATAGCTTCTATCTGTTTCTTCTTCATTTCTTCATTCGTCTTCTCCTCGAAGGATCGGAATTGCTCAATGGCTCTCAGACACTCGTCGACAACTTCCTGGGTTGACCAGCGTTTGTCTCCCGTCATAGCGAAGGAGAAAGTGAAGTCTCCAGCGTGCGCATAATCCCAACCGAACCAAAGACCATCAAGGTCGTGCAGTTTTCCGCTAAAGGTTAATCCGCCGTGTACTTCAATCTTGTCCTCTATGTCCCAATATTTTTTCCCATAGAACGGATGATTTTTTGGGACGGATACATAACCGCAGGGATGCGATCCAAGGGATAAAACTTTCCATTCGTACTCGCCGTTTTTCCCTTCTGCCAGCGTCTCATAACCAGGGAGGCGCATTTGGTATTTCATTTCTTTGTAGATTGTCATTTCGTTTCTTCCGGTTGATATGGGGCGGGAAGGGCTCTAAAAGCAATCACATCAGAATGTGCGGTTTCCCATCTTCCCAACATGTCGAAATAGTTTTGCTGCACGTAATCCGCATCCTCGTCTTTAAAGGTCACGAGGTACTCTCCGCACTCCGGAGGATTAACCTCCGGGAACGGGTTCCATTCGTCTGGGTTGTATTCATTAATTTCAGCGATTTCTCCTTTAGAAATCGTAGTTGAACTATGATCTATATCGAAACAAATGTATGACGTTGTATTCGTCATTTGCCTGTTTACTTCATCTTCTACGAATTCCTCTCCGTAAATAACATTTAACGCTTGTTCAAGCGATTTATCTTTGAATCGATATTGGTACTTCATGCTTTTTCTCCATCGGAAAGTAAGGCTCAGGCAAGTTACAAAAAGCGACTACATCGTTTTTAAACATCCACTGACCGTACTCAAATCTGGCGAAATCAAGAAAACTAATCGTTGTGCCCGTGTCTGTTTTCATTTGCCGCGTTACTAAGTAGGCTCCGTCTCCTGGCGGCCTTTTCTCTGGGAAAGGTTTCCAAACGTCCAGCATGTTTCTAGGAACTTCTTCAAAATAACTTTTGTCTATCCGAAAGTTGTAAGCATCATCTTCAAATGAGAAAAATATGTAGGTGGAAGAATCTGCCATCTCATTTCTGCATACCTCGTTAATGCCTTCATCTGAGATGAACTGGTTCATTTTTCGTTTTAACTCAGGGTCTTTGATCTTCCACATCACCACGGCTCCACATCTTTCGGTCCTTCTTCGTGACATTCTTTGAAGGCAATGACTGCGCCGTCTGCAACGCTGCGCCACTTGCCGCGATTATTTGTTTTTTCGTATTCGTTGAGAATCAATCTTTGTTCCCAGGCGTCATTGAGGTAAACGAAGTACAAGCCAGACCGAGGAGGCTTGACCACAGGGTATGGGTTCCAGTCATCTGGCTTATATTCAGCTTCTTTCACAAAATAATTTTTCTGAATCCGAATTTGTATCTCTCCTTCTTCGAGAGATAAATATATGAATTCGGATTCATTTTCCATTTGGAAATGGCAATCTACATCTATTGTTGCGTCATCAAAGAATTGATTTACCTTTGCCTTAATTTCAGGATTTTCAATCTTCCACATGATTTTTATCCTCCTTTTTAATCGGCGCCTGTATAAATAGGCTCTTGTGAATCCTGTGCATTAATGGATCTTCTACTGAATCGTTACTGACCCAAACATACTCAAGGCCGATCATTTGGCTTACCTCGAAACGATCACTTAGATCCTCTGGGCTAATCCAACGGCAGACACGCTCCTGAATCACTGGATCTTTGATGACCCACATGAATTCCTTCGCATTTTTAAGAAGGAAGGCAAGGCGATCTTTCATTAACGGAGTGTCACCAAGATCAATTCTGTTCCAACGTCTTCCAATCTGCGGCCACAGTGTGCAGATTACAAGCTGGTCATAATGCAACTGAATGAGTGTCTTCAATGCCTCAAAACAAAACTCCGCTTCCTTGATTGTGAGGTTGATGTTTTTCATTCTTCTCCCCCGTAGTAGGCTTTGGGATAGCCTCTAAAGGCTTTCACATCCTCGTCTAACACATCATTCCAGCCGAGAGCTTCTGAATAAAAGCTCGTAGTTACAAACGTTCCACAGACTTTGTTGTAGATGGTGACTAAATAAGAACCATCAGGAGGTGTTACATCGGGGTACTTGTTCCATCTATCAGGATCATATTTAGAGACTGCAATTTCTTTCTTATGCTCCAGTGATTTCTTCACGGCTTCTTCAATCAGTCTCCAGGCGTCCATGTGAACGCCGACTTCAGCCACCTTTTTATCTGGGAACGTTTTAAAAGCCAGGACGACTTCATCATCACTGGCTTTTATTTCTATTCCGTTCACGCCTGCATCCCCGTTCATTTTTCCCGTGAAATCAAAACTTCTGGAGAACCCAAAGAAGTTAATTTTTGGAAGACTCATTATCTTCTCCTTGTCTTTAGGCACAACCGCCGCAGCACCCGTGCGGCACGTTCTCGTTAATCATTTTGAGGAGCTCGGTTTTGTGCTCCAGTAGCTCTGGATTCTTTTTTAATAGAGGTCCCGAGACATCCGTCCATGGACCCTCTTCAACATGCTCACTCCAGCGATCATCAAACCAAACATCTCCGCCAGAGACTATGTCTACATAGCCTGCATATTGTTTGCCGTCTGCCTTAAATGTCAGCTTCCCCGCACACAGGTTTGGAAAGCAGCCGCTGTAATCAATGAATTCAAACTTCATACATCTCCAAAAAGAAGGACAAGAAGGGCCTTCCGTACGGGCAATCCGTGTACGGTCTGAGGGCGAGCTTGAGTTCTTTTTTTGCGATCCTGAATGTCTTCCAGTTCTGAGAAACTTCATCGCCTAAAAGGAATTGAATTTGCGGATCCGTTTTTTTTACCTCTGGGGTGACTATTCAAAGATTTCTTTTGTTTTTAGACAAGAACCCGACTGTATTGCCGTTGATCTTTATCTCGCACTGGTTACGGCCTATCCGCGAGAACGTAATTCTGTCTTGATCAAACTCTCTCATACGGCCTCTAGCGAATCACAATACTTTGATTTTCTTTGATGCAAGCGCCTTGAACGAAAACACCTTCTTCCAGGTCGTTTTTGAGCTTTGTTTTGTCAAGCTCGATAGAGCGTTTTTCTCTGAAATACTCTTGCGGGATGGTGTCTTCGTTATCAATCTCGAGAGCTGTGGTTTTCTTAATCCACATCGAGACTTTGGCCGTCTTAACTTTTTGATCTGGCATGCTTTGAAGGGCTTCAAGCATTAGCTTTCTGATTGCCTCTTGTTTATTTTTATTGCTCTTGATAAGGTCTGCAAATCGTTTTTGTTCTGCTTTTAACGCGTCTGCTTCGTGCTCCAGTTCGCACAGATAGAAGGCGGTGTTTTCGAGTTTGTCCTTGGCATCGTTTTCGACTTCTTGATACTCTTCCAGACCAGCAGCGGTCTTAGTCTCGTCGTTGTAATAAACGTCATCCAGCGCCTTTCTCAGCGCGTTTGGGATTTCATAAAGTTTCATATAAAAGAAAAGGCGCAGTTTTTAGCCGCGCCTTCTTGTACGTTAGAAAAGATTAGAACGGAATGTCCTCTGGATTGCCTTCATACGGCTCCTCAGCAGGAGCGGCTTGTTTTGCCTGGGCTGGTCTGTCGGACTTCTTGTCGAGGAGCTGGAGGTTATCGGCCACAATCTCCGTTGAGTATTGGGTTTTGCCTTCCTTGTTCTCCCATTTACGGGTGCGCAGGTGGCCTTCAATGAAAACCTTTGAACCCTTGCTCAAGTAAGTCTGGGCAACCTCAGCAGTGCGACCAATGCATGTAATACGGTGCCACTCTGTTTCTTCCTTTCTTTCACCGTCTTCACCTTTTCTGAAGGTGGAGGTGGCAACAGAGAACGAAGTGATCTGAAGGTTAGTGTTGGTAAAGCGGGTTTCTGGATCACGTCCGAGCGCACCCAGGATGAAAACCTTATTGACGCTAGGCATTAGTGGCCTCCTGTTTTAATTGATCGTGAATTTTTGTTCTGACTAAATACTGCTTTTCATCCGCGTGCAGTTTGCTGTAGAAAGCCTTGTAAGCCTCCAGGCCGTCCAGACAAACTCTCTTTGCTTCCTCAACCAGGTTGAAATACTTTTCATCTTCGGAAACTTGGGCCGGTTGTGGAGCTGGCTGCTTCGGCTGAGGCGCTGCTTTCCTTGCAGGAGCGCGGGTCTTTCCTTTTGAGTAGGCATCCTCAGATGCCTGGCGGCCGTCATCATCTTCCTCACCGTAGCTCAGGCCGAGAAAAGAAACAAAGGAATATCGGCGGGCATACGTGACTGCGCTCCCGAACGCCTGCACTCCCTTTTGCTGGAGGCCAGCAGTGGTCACGAAGAACACGCCAGAGGAAAGAGTTTCTCCTTCCTCGGAGACAAGAACTGTCTCGATCCCCACGCGGTCTTCTTCAGTCGTGGTCTTCTGGACGACGGCCAGGCCGTGCTTGTTGAGAATGGGAAGAATCGTGTCCAGGCAGGAGGAGATGTTTGCGTAACTGTAACCGCGGCCGCTGCCAAATGCTTTGGCCTCCTGATCCTGGACAATACGCGGAAATTCCTTTTGCGCCTCAATCAGGCGCATGCAAATGTTTTTATTAACTGTAGTCATGTGTTATCCTTCTGGAGGGTTGAGGCAACAACCCTCTAAAAGAGTATTTAGATTTAGAAAGGAACTTCATCCAGCTCAAATGGAATGAAGTTCTTTTTTTGTTCCCACTCCGTGCACTGGCGCTCGAGATCATCAAGCTCGGCATCGGTCCATTCAGGAGCAGGGGGCTCGTTATCGAGCATTTCACGCGCCTGTCCCCAGGTGATCCCACAGCCGTAGTACTCGGCCTCTTCGGGGTAGTCTGGAGGCTCACGAAACTCGAAGCGGCCAGCCTCAGCCTCTCCCATCATCCAATTCATAATCCTTGACATATCAATCTCCTTAATCAAAAAGTGCAGAGAACGGTGTTTGCGGAAGTTTCGGTTTCCTTTTGTTCTTCCGCTTTATGTAGTTCTCATGATTTCGTTCTCGGCAGCGCTCCTTGTTGCGCTGGTAGTAGCCCTGCATGTAGGCTCGAATTTCTTCTTTAGTACCTTTCATGTCCAGTCGTTCTCTTTTAGGTACTTGTCAAACACGGGCTCGATTTCGGGATGTCGTTCATCCTCGCCCGCTTCTGCAAGCTCGTTAATCCGTTCATCGCAGTATCGAGGGATGTACTCTTCAAAGAACTTTTCGAGCAGCCGTTCGTATTCAGCTTCGCGTTTTTCTTCTTGCCAGGACGGCTGCCAGAGATCACCAGGACCCGGGCAAGTTCTCGGAGTTACATGCATAACAACCACCTTTGAATTGCAGTAGCACTAAAAATGAAATCCAGGATTAGGAAACCCAGTGAAAATCCAACCACAGCGCACAGAAAGCATGTAAATATGTTTTCAAGCAGGTCATCAAACTTCTTCATATCAACCTCCAAAAGAAAAGCCCCCGAAAGCGCACCAAGGAGTACCGCGCTAACGAGGGCCAGGAGAGAGAAACTTAGAAACTTTTGACATCTGGATAGATGTCTCGGTCAATCGTTTGCCACACCAGATCAGAAATGAAATTCGACGCATACTCTTTAAAGAGCGCCTTGACTTCCTTCTGGGCCTCAGCAGTCTGTACAACGTGATCAAGGTCAAGCGTTATCTCTTTCTTTCCAGCGAGCAGGGCAGAGACCACAGCGCGCTCTGCATACGTGAGAGCATCAGTGAGACAAATTGCAGAACCTCGTTCTTTCAAAATGTCTTCAACAGCAACATCAAAAATCTGTTTTTGTTCATCTACTAACAGGTCCATTTTTCTCTCCTTAAAACTGTGTAAAAAAGACCACATTCAAAAGCTCCCCTAAGCGCTGAACTGGAACTAACAGTTATTGGTAAAAGCCCGAGGAGCTTATGAAGATGGTCTGAACTATCAAGTTTTTCTTAATAGTTGAGGGCAATAAAAAAGCCCGCCGAAGCGAGCTTGGAAATAAGTTGATTAGTGTTTAGTTGGTTATATTTTTGATATTTTTCAAAAAATCCTTTGTGTCCAAGAAGTAGTTCGGATAAGCTCTCTTAATGTCTTTCAAAGTTCCAGCGGACATCAGAACAACAGCCGTATCTAGATTATTTCTTGTCTCCAGTTCTTTTGCGTAATAAAAACTTTCTGCGTCCGATGGATCATCAAACGCAGTCAATCGGACCTTTCCTTGGTTAGCAAATAATTGGATGACGTGATAACCCATAAAGTTTGGATTGGTTGTCTGAATGTGTCGTGCTGAGACTGCAATTCCTTCTAGCTTTCTAAGCACAGAAAGTTCATCTTCCAACTTTTTAAATTTAAAGATCAACTCGGGTTTAGAGTTCCCTTTAAACTCATCTATCACAGGACTCTCCTCTTGTATTGAAAAAAGAGCACTAGCAATTTTGAAGAATTTCTTTATTTTTTCATCCCCCTCGCCACTCTTTAGCGAACACTTCTCTAACATCCCGAGAGTTTCAACTGCCGTTGCCCAGGAGTGTTGTAATTTTGTCCTTATCTGTAATTCGATTCGCAAGTCATTAAATTCAGGATGTTTTACATTCCGGTACTTCACCACTTGATGAAGGCTTCTATATCCATCTGGTTTAGGCTCTTTGATGTAATCATTCGGGGGTAAAACAAGCTGATGCTTGAATTTACTGCTATTTAGTTCGCTGTAAAGTCTATTTATGTCGTGGATTGAATTTACTACTACTCTAATTCCTCCGATGTCTTGCATTCTATCGAGATCCATTGAAGGAAATCGCTCAAGTTTACTGATAATCGAAGGCGTTCGTTTCAATCTCTGGGCGACGATAGGTGAAGAAAAATGTAGATCCTTAACCTTCTTTCTGAGAAATGCTTGAAGGGTGTTAATAGGTACAGCGTGTGCAGTTCTCCAAGAGCTTAAAACTCTAAGAGCGGTTGCCTTCTCGTCTGTATCAGTAGCGCTAACTAAAGTCTTACCCGCTTTTCTGACAGAAGAACGTGATGGCACTGTGTAGCTATCAATCTCCATTACTTCCTCCTCTATGGTTTTCAGATTTTAACCTATGCTAATTGCCGAACAACAGGCTTAAACCAGGATATGCCAAGATATGCCAAGATATGTAGCAACTGTTTTTTGAGAAATTAAAACGCATTAGTTCTGGAGACTGAACTGATTCAGCCTAAAACGCGCTTTAATTTGTGAACTGTCTTTGCTGAACGGCCCTACTTGTGAATGATCGCTCTTACTTTGCCGAATACTCTCTCTAATTGTTTTTATCTCAGCATTCGTACAGGGAGCTGGTTGGATCACGCTATGCAACATACGTACTTGGAAACTAACTTCTAGCCGCGTAGCTCCTCTCGGAGCGGACTTTAACCTGTCTCACTTTCGCATTCTCTCTGCCGCTGGTTCACTTTCGATCCCCATGCTTAGGCGCAATTCACTTGCCGCCTGGTTGCTCCCTGGCTTTTCGGTTTACTCAGCTTTAGGAGCAGTGTTTCTTGATTACGAACCTGCAAGAAACATTTTAAAGAGCTACTTGTTCGTTACAAGTACAAACTGTAAACCAATTGAAAGAAAATTGCAAGCAAAGACTGTAGCTTTTCTTGCAATAAGGGAAAGTGATAGTAATAGTAAAGATTTAGTTGTTCTTACCGTGCCAGCGCATTGCTCTCCTAAAGCCAGCGGCCTCGGCTTCCTTGACGGTCAGAGCCAGAAATTCTCCCTGCTTGTCGATCTTTACCTTGTCATATTGCTGATCGAAGGGGAGGTGATAGATCTTCTCACCAGAAGAAGAGATGTTGCACTTAATCATGGGAAAGTCTTTTCTCAGCTTGTAATTCTCTTCGACATCAATTCCCAACTCTTTTGCGCATTCTCGGGCGAAGTCGTCTAATTTTGTGGTGGTCACAAAAACACCTCTGACAACTTCTCCTGGGTGCTTGCGCTTGTATTCAAAGACTGTTCCAAACAGTTGAAAGATGTGCTTTTCAAAAATAGTTTTCTTGGCCGCCCAGCATTTTGCCTGGACTATGAGAGTGTCTCCCATACCTGCAAACTCCTTGCAGATTAAGTCGCGCCCCTTATCCTTTTTCTTGTCCTGGATACCCGTGTATTCAACGAGGTAATTTGCCTGCTCGTATTCCCAGCCTAATTGGAGCTCAAACAGTTTGCCGACATAACTTTGACTTGTGTGTTTCAAGAACCGGTCAAGGGCAAGCTGGTTACGCTCCGATGTCGGCAACTTTTTGTACTCCTCAGGAGACATGAACCTTCTTACTCTGTCCACTCCAGAATCATCTGTCAGATCCAGGGGCAAAAAACCGTTAGTTTCCTCCAGGATTTCCTGCTCGTACTCTTCAACAACAGGAAAGTATTCTTTGATGGTCTCCAGTTCCGATTTAAGCAGGATATTCTCTTTTATAAGAGCCTTCTTTTCTTTCTTTATTCTGGAGACTTCGTTTGCTGCAGTTATTGCAGGCCTCGACTTGTATCGTAAACACTCCTCTAAGGCTTGATCCTTGGCCACCTCATGTTCGGCAATCAAATCTGCAAGCCACTTCCGACCGTCTAAAAAGTTCTTTTCAAAAGAAGTTTGAAGTTTGATTAAGTCGGCTAGGGTTGATGCTTTTTCTTTTCGTTCCTTTTCTAATTTTTCTTTCTCTTCTGTAATCTGGTTTAAAGTACCCTGATTGCGTTGATGCTCCGCCGAAAGATTAAGGAGAACCCAAAACAGAAGAATTATAAGAACGGGGAAAAAAGCGACTACAAATACCGCAAATTCTTTCATTAGAGCCTACTAGCGGTCCATGCAAAAACGATTTTCCCAATCACTCGGACTGAATCAAGCTCCTCTTTTGGGATGTACATCTTTTCGTAGTCTTTATTGTCGGAGATGACAATGAGGCCGCCGTCAATATTACGTTGAATACGTTTAACGAATAGCTCCCCGCCGATGTTAAGAGCGTAAATGGCATCACTGGTGATCTTCTCAATGCCTGTATCAACCAGGAGGATGTCTCCATTTTCAAACGTTGGAACCATCGAATCACCGCGGCCGGTAATGACTTCCAGCTTATTGAAAGAGGTGCAGGACACGTGCTGCCGCAACCAACTCTTCCTGATTGAAAGGTGTTCGACCACCTGATCCTCGTCTGGATAAACAACGTCCCCAGCGCCCATTGAGGCAGTTGCATTGAATCTCGGTATTTTGATGATGTCGTCCTGCTCGGAATCAACCGTTTCTTCTTTGACAACAGGAATAGGCTCCTGGCCAGTCAAACTTTCTAATGACACGCCAAGCACCTGAGCAATATCCGCCAGCCGATCAATTTTCGGCGTGGCAGTACCTTTTTCCCATTGCTGCACTGATTGTGGCCTGATACCCAGCCTTCTGGCCAATTCGCTTTGATTCAACCCAGAACGTTTTCTTGCCTCAGCGATGTTGGAGGCTATTTGTTCCTTATTCATAAGAGACTCCTTCAAAGCTAATTCTACAAGTTTTCCCTGTAGGGCGAATTTATCAGACAATACAGTTAATGCTTGTAATAGTTAAGCAATACTTGTAGAATTAACTGTAACTTTTTAAAGATGTTTTTAAATGAGCGCTAAAACTGCCTTAAAGAAGGCCATCAAGAAAGCGGGCGGCCAGAGTGCTTTGGCCAGGAAGCTCGGCATCAGCCAGCAGTCCATCCAGCAGTGGGTCGTAGTCCCGCTCAAACGTGTGAAGCAAGTTTCTGAAATCACTGGTGTCCCCCGTGAAGAGTTAGCTCCTGAGTTGTTCAAATAATGTTCCTACATCCTGAAAATCGGCGTGGTGACATTGTGGTCAAGTGCGCCGTTACCAAAGAGATGAAAGCAAAGCTCGACGCGGTTTGCATAGCTGAGAACTTGCATTCAAACGAGCTCTTGCTTTGTCTCCTTCAGGATTTCTTCCAACGCGAAGAATACAAGTTCAGTTTATGGACGCGGCTTGTAGCTGACAAGGAAAAGGAAAGTAATTCTGAAGTACCTCAGAGTTCCCGAATAAAGGGGGAACGAAATGAGCTTTGAAGCTATCAAATGGGCCATCAACCAAGACATTGACGACCCGAAGGAGAAATTACTTCTGGTGATCCTTTCTGACTTCCTGAACGATAGAACCAGGCAGTGCAACCCGTCCCGTGAAACTTTAATGCGTAAGGCTTGCATTAAAAACAACAAGACACTTTCTTCTAAGTTGGACAGTCTTGTCTCCAAAGGTCTGATTGAAATTGTCAGAGGGAAGGGCATATCCAATCGCTACCTAGTTCAGAACAGAACCACGTTCAACAGTGAACCTAGTTCAGCAGTGAACCACGTTCAGCACTGCACTACCACCAGGTTCAGTAGTGAACCTACCCCTAGTTCAGCAGTGAACCACGAACCTATAAGTGAACCTATAAAAGAACCTAATACTCTCTCTAAAGAGAGAGAGGACAAAAACTTTTCTTTAACGCCTACAGAAAAGAAAGTCTCCAAAAAACAGACAGCGGCTAAAAAAGAAAAGAAGGGCCCTTATCCATATTCGGAAAACGATCCGATCCCAGACGAGTTTTTAAAAATCGCTCAGGCAAACAACATCCAGGATCCGCAGGAGCTTTTCAAAAAAATGGTTCTCTGGTGCCAAGCAAATGGAAGGCCCTACAAAAATTGGAAAGCGGGTTTTACAACCTGGTGCCTGAGAGAAGTCGGTTACCAGAAAGAAAAAGAACAGAAGAAACAAACCCAAGCCTCAAAACAAAACCAATTTTCTTATGAGCCGCCTGGAGGTTTTACAGACGACTACTACAGAGACCAATGCGAATTCGATGAAAACGGGAATTTAAAACTATGAACAACACTGAAACCCCAAAACTTAATTCCGTTAATACCATTTTCGGGAAGTTAGAAATAAGGCAGGTGAAGGCAAGCTGCCCGCTCCACGGAGAATATCTTGCAAATAAAGTCTGGTTAGGCGGCCAGCTCAAGGAAGTAAGCGAATGTCCTGAGTGTTTCAAACTCAACAAAGCTCAAAGGGCTATTGAGGAAGAGAAGGCCAGGAAGGAAGAGACCGAGAAAAACCGCCTGGCGAGAATCAAAGAAAGCCGTATGCCGCTCGAATACCAGGTCAAGGATTTCTCAACCTTCATTACCGAAACTGAAAGCCAGCGCAACGCATTAGCTATGGCGAAGAGGTTTGTTAATGGCTGGGAAAAGGCCAAGGCTGGCGGGTACGGTCTGTTATTGCTCGGCGGGTGCGGCACAGGTAAAACACATCTTGCCTGCGCAATCATGCTGGAGCTCCTGGACAAGTATGCATGCTTATATCCCAGGTACTACAAAGTCACAGAGATTTTCTCAGCCGTCCGCAACACCTATCAACAAGGGGCAACAACGAACGAAGAGGAAACCATTAAATTTTTCTCTTCTATTCAACTCCTAGTGATCGATGAAGTCGGCGTCCAGAAGGGCTCCGAATCGGAAAAGAGAATCCTCTTTTCAATCCTTGACAACCGAGTTACTTCAAAGAAACCAACGATTCTAATGACCAATCTCGGCTCAAAGGATTTTGTATGGGTGCTCGGAGATCGGCTTTATGACCGCATCAGGTCTAAGTGTGTACCGGTCCTTTTCAAGGGCAACTCAATGAGAACGCCCGCAACTCCTGATGTGTTTGATTGAGGTGTGTCATGTCTGATTCTGCATGGACACTGCTGATGATCATTTTGGCGCCGGTGGTGTTCATCAATCTGGTGCTCTTCGGGTTGCTCGTGAGGGCGGCGCTTCAGATCAGTAAGGAAACCAAATTAACCGATCGGTTAAAAAGGAGAAGACCATGAGCGGCTGCTGTCTGTACTGCAAGTTTGCCGAGAGCTACTGGATCGATCCAGCAGGAAATGTCCGGCGGCCGCCAAAGGCTTCTTTCGGGGACATGAATATCTACTGCCACCATCCGAACAAAGGCGCTGGTATCGAATGCTACCCGATCTCATTCACACGATGCTCGGTTTTTGAACGTGACACAGACGAGCGTATTGAACGCAGGAGAGCATTTTTCTCTCAATTCGATAGATACCGCGTCCATGCAGAGTTAATCGCTCAGAGACGCTAGACGGCTGTTTAAACAACATTTAACCAAGGAGAAAAGAATGGGAAAAGCACAGAGAACTAAAGGCGCTGCTGGAGAGCGAGAAATCTGCGATCTCATATTCCAAAACCTCGGCATACAAGTGCACCGCAATCTCTCCCAGACGAGGGACGGAGGAGCGGACATCAAGCTCAACCCTTACTCACTCGAAGTAAAACGGAGAGCGGCAATCGGGAATCTTTACGAATGGATGGAGCAGGCTGGAAACGGGTGCGAACCTGGAGAGCGACCCATTGTTGTTTGCCGCGCAGATCGTAAAGAATGGCTGGCAGTGCTCCCAATCGAAGAACTATTCCGCCTCATTCGAGAAGAAGTTTCGGCTACTGGAGGGAAATGATGAATGAAGAAAAACGAGAACCAAGGGGACTTGTTCGGGCATACCGATACCACAGCTTATTGCCAGTCGAAGCCCAAAACAGCCTCATTGAAAGTGTCAGACTTAGAGAAAGAGAAAGCCAGGTACAACGAAATCTGCGCATATCGAGAACGATTGATCGAGTTAAGAGCAAATATCCAGAGTTTTTCCGAGCTCGGTCTTGACCCGTCCACGGTCCTTCTCTCTGACGCATCAGTACGTGTCGGAGTGTCCAGCCCCAAGGCGAAGTATTCAGATCAGGACTTGATTCACTGCTTTGATCTTCGCTTAGCGGGTCTTTCTTTGCGTGAAATTTCAAAAAAGATGGATATTCCAATAAGAACTTTACGAGACATTTTTTCAGGACACAGACGTGCAGTTATTCCAACTAAGTTCAAATGAAGCAGTGCGCATCCGTCACTGGAACCACTTCAAACTAATAACAGAATAGGGGGTTTGTATGGCTAAAACAGATTCAATTATTGACGGCCTGACGCAGAAGCAAGCCCTGTTTGTATCCGAATACTTGAAGAACGGAGGCAATGCTACTCAGGCTTATTTAAAGGCAGGCTACAAGGCTAAAGATGAAAAAGTTGCTTGCACCGCAGGCACGAGATTGTTGAGAAATGTTCGTATTTCCCGCGCGATAGCCGAGCGCCGGAAGAAATTGAGCGACCGCCTGGAGCTGGAGGAAGACTTCGAGATCAAGCGGGCTATTCGGATTCTGGATATGTGCATGGAACCTAAACGGGTTTACAACATGGACGGATCCCCGAAAGAAGACGAAAACGGAAACGGTGTTTTCTGTTTCGACAGTAAGGGAGCCAACGGGGCATTAACGATTATTGCCAAAATCCGCGGAAAGTTTGTAGAAAAGCGCCAGATTGATGTGAACGTTACAGACCGCTCCTCCTGGCTGAATGAAGTTTTGAAGGAGGTCAAGGATGAATAAGGAAGCGGCTGAGTTTGAAATGGGCCTTAGGCGCCTGGCGATAGCCTGCACGAATGATCCGCTTCTTTTCGTCCAGAAGTGTTTCCGCTGGGGACATGGAGAGCTGGCCAATTACGAAGGCCCTGACGTGTGGCAGCAGAAGATTCTTTGTGACATTAGGGATCGGCTGAAGAACGGTGAGACACGGCATAAGGCCATTCAAATTGCTGTAGCCAGCGGACACGGCATAGGCAAAACTGCTTTTGTGGCCTGGATCATGCTGTGGGCAATCTGCACCTATCCGGACATGAAAGGGGTCGTGACGGCAGAAACCAAGAACCAGCTCATTACAAAAACCTGGTCAGAGTTGCATAAATGGCACCACCTTTGCCTGTTTAGAGACTGGTTTGAGGTAGCCGCGGAATCCATTTTCTCAACCCAGCCAGGGCACAAATACACGTGGCGCATTGACGCAATCCCGTGGAACGAAAACAACACCGACGCATTCCAAGGCTTGCATAACCAAGGGAAGCGGATCCTTGTCTTGTTCGATGAAGCCTCGGTTATTGCACAGAAAATCTATGAAGTCACGAAAGGCGCGCTCACGGACAAAGACACTCAAATTATCTGGTGTATTTTCGGAAACCCAACACGCCCAGACGGCCCATTCTTTGACGCTTTCCACAAGAGCCGCCACCGCTGGATAACGTACAACATTGACAGCCGCACAGTGAAGATCACGAACAAGCAGCAGTTGCAAGAGTACGTTGAGGATTACGGAGAGGACAGTGACTTTGTGAAGGTCCGTGTTCGAGGCGTATTCCCCAGCGCGTCAGCCAAGCAGTTTATAAACCGTGAGGACGTTGACGCGGCTATGAATCGTGATGTGAGCCAGGTCAACTACTCAAGAACCGTTGCGATCCTGGGCGTGGACGTGGCGCGGGAAGGCGATGACCGCTCGGCTATTGCTACCAAGATCGGTAGAGACTGCACTATGCCGCTGAAAGTCTTTCGCGGTTTGGACGGCCCGCAGTTGGGTATGCAGGTGCTCATGTATGCGAACGAGCTCAAGGCAAAGGGCATTCCTCGTGTGTACATCAATCTGGACTACACAGGCGTGGGAGCGAGCCCTTATGACTGGTTAAAGGACAAGGTGCAGCACCTCAACAAGGTCATCAGTGCGAGCCAGAGCACTAATCCCCAGCGCTGGGCGAATAAGCGGGCCGAGATGTGGGACAAGATGAGAGACTTTATCCGAGATGACGGAGCGATCCCAAAGAGTGAAGAGCTGGCCGAGGACTTGTGCATACCTGAGAAACTCATTGACCAGAAGGGCCGGTTATTGCTCGAATCCAAGGACAGCATGAAACGCCGCGGCATGAACTCTCCAGACACGGCAGACGCGCTGGCACTCTGTTTCGCCATACCGATACAGGAATATATCGAGGATGACGGCTGGCGTCATCAGCGCGCCCAGCGCTCCAAAACAATCCGCGATCCATACGCATAGAAGGTGTGCGCATCAGTCTCGTGACAGGCTCGACAATCGGGACATGATGAAGATCGAAACCTGTACGCTCTCAGACTTATTCAATGACCCTCGGTATGAAGAGGTGTGCCAGCACTACCGCCAGGAGGCGGGCCACCTCGACCTAAAGGGCATTGTGGACAAGGACAAATACTCATTCCTTGCCAAGAACGGCTTATTGCTTTGTGCCAGAGCCGTGAGTGATGGAAAGTTGGTAGGGATTATGGCAATCGTCATGTGTCCTTCTCTCCACAACTCTAAAGATGTGGCCAACGTTGACACTTTGTTTTTAGAGCCAGAGCATCGCGGCCACGGCCTGCAATTCTTACGCCACGCAATAAAAATGGCGCGGGAGTTTGGCGCCGCAGGTATTCGATTTTCTGCACCCGCTGGGAGCCGCACTGAACAGCTTTTCGACCGATTGTTCACGCGCTCGGACGTTACTTATTACAAGTCTTTGGAGGATTAATCATGGGTATGGAAATGCTGGGCATGGGCCTGTTAATGGCCGGATCTGCGGCCTTGTCTTCTCACACACAGAGCAGGGCCGCAAGAAGACAGGCCTCAGCTCAGAAACAAGCGACCGAAGAGGCCAAACGCAATGCTGAGAAACAGGCCGAGCAACAGCGTGAGCAAATGCGTATGCAGAACCAGAAGACCGCAGACATTAGCAAGATCCTCAGCGACAACACCAACGACTTGTTATCAGGCGGTCAAACAATGCTGACAGGCGCAGGTGGTGTGGACCAGAACGACATGACGCTGGGCAAGAAGTCTGCCCTGGGGTAGGCCATGAAAGAACGTGAATTAAGAGAAAAGCTCATAAACCGCTGGAGAGAACTCCGGCGGGAGCGGGATCCATATCTGGAGCAATGGCGGAATATCTCAAAGTTTCTGAGGCCCGCTAACGGCAAGTTTTTGAGCCCAAAGAATCAGAACGAAGCCAAGGACAAATGGAATTCCATTTACGACAATACGCCGCTCAAGGCCTCGGACGTGCTGGCTAAGGGTTTGATGTCTGGCATGACGGATCCTAGCCAGCAGTGGTTTTACCTTACCACGGGAAGCCCTGACTTAGATGAATCTGTAGAGGTGCGCCGCTGGTTATCAGAGGTGAGCCAGATCCTTTACATGTCCTTTGCTCGGACAAACCTGTATCAGTCTCTCCATCACGCATGGATGGAGGCGGGCCTTTTCGGCGTCCTGGCAATTATCATTGAAGAAGACGACCAACTCGGTTTTATCTGTAGTCCTCTGACAGTCGGAGAATACTGCATAGCCTGTAACGCACGCGGCATTCCAGACACTCTGTACAGAGAGTTTTCAATGACCACGCGCCAGCTCATTGACGAATTCGGAATCGATGTGCTCCCATCTTCCCTGGCCGCCGTGGCCAAGGCTGGAAAGTTGGATGAACAGCAGGTGGTTTTGCACGCTATCGAGCCGCGCAAAGACCGTGATCCGAGATTCAAAGACAATAAGAACATGCCCTGGCGCTCGGTTTACGTCCTCAAAGACTACAACGACAGCGCACATCCGATTCTCAGAGAATCTGGCTACAGGACATTCCCAGCAGTCGTCGGACGATGGGGCGCGATCAGTAACGAGACCTATTCTTCTGAATCGCCTGGCATGATTGCCTTAGGCGATGTCATGCAGTTACAGCATGAGCAGAAGCAGAAAGGAAACGCTATTGACTACATGGTCAAGCCTCCAATCGGTCTGCCCACTGAAGCTAAAGATTCAGACATTGACACCGACCCAGGCGGCGTTTCTTTCGTGAACGGCGCCACAGGCCGCAAACCTGTAGAGCAGTTGTGGAATGTGAACATCAATCTTGGCGAGTTGCGCCAGGATATTGGCGAGGTGCAGCAGAGAATCAAAGCGGCTTTTAGTGTTGATATGTTCCTCATGCTCAACAATCAGAGCGCTATCAACCAGATGACTGCCACTGCCGTAGCCGAGTTGCACGAGGAAAAACTTCTTATGCTCGGCCCTGTTCTTTCGCGATTCAACAATGAAGTGCTCAAGCCGCTGATTGATCGTACTTTCGACATTCTCAACGAACAGGGAATGATCCCTCCAGCTCCCGAGGCGATCCAGGGCACGGATCTGAATATCGAGTACACATCAATCCTCAGCCGCTCACAGAAAGAGATTCAATCTCGTACCGATCAACTGGCGATTCAGGAGGCGCTCCAAATTGCACAGGTTCAGCCCGACTTCTTGGATAACTTCGATCTGGACAAGTACGCCCAGATTGTTTCCGACAAGCGCGGTGTTTCTCCTGAAATTCTTCGTTCTTCGGACGAGGTGGCAGCCATCAGACAGCAGAGAGCACAGCAACAGCAGCAGGCTCAACAGCAACAACAGATGACCCAGAGCGCCGACATGCTGGCCAAGTTAGGAAAAGTTCCGACAGGTCCAGAAACAATGGCGGGCCAAGCGGTACAAGGTATGCAGGATATGGCCGCGGAAGGTATGGCCTAAGGGTGTGCGCATCAAGAAATTAGGACGTTAGAGAATGAGCAAGACAGTAAGAGATCCGTTCGCAACTTCGACTGCTGAGGCTGAGGCCAGGCAAGCGGAGTTGGCCAGAGAGGAATACGAATTCCGAGAAGCTCTCAAGGAGGTTTTGGAGACGCGGGCAGGAAAGACCGTATTCAGGCGATTGTTTGCTGAGAGCGGCTTTTTCGGCTCGGCATTCGATACAAACGCTCTCAACATGGCTCGGAAGGAAGGTAAGCGCGAGTTTGCGCAAACCATTTTCGAGTACGTCATTAAACACAAGCCTGAATTTATTCAGGAATTGAGAGAACAGAATGAATGAAACTGTAGAAACAGCCGAAAAAATTGAAAGCGAGGCCGGATCTACTCCCGCCCCTGTTGAGCAAACAGCTCAGGCCCAACAGTCAGAAACTCCCGAACATATCGAGGAATCCTCCCTGCTCAATTCCGACATGACGGAAGAGGCGAAGGAAACCGAAGAGAAGCAGGAGACTGAGAAAGAGGCAGGCGCTCCCGAGAAGTACGAAGACTTCAAGGCGCCTCAAGGCGTTTCCCTTGACGCTGATGTGGTCAAAGGATTCTCAGAAGTAGCAAAGGAGCTGAATCTTCCGCAAGACAAGGCCCAGGCAGTTATCGATAAGGTAACGCCGATTCTGGCTCAGAAACAAGCAGACCAAATCGCGCAGACAAATAAAGCCTGGCAAGAAAAAGTTAAGGCTGATCCCGAGATAGGAGGCGATCACCTCAAGTCGAGTATTGCCACAGCGCAGAAAGCGCTCAAGGACTTCCGAGGCGCGGACGGAAAGTTTGTTGATGAAGATGTTGCGGAACTGGCGGCTATAGCTGGCAATCATCCAGGCCTTATCAAGATCCTCAAGCATTTTGGTTCGGTTATCGGAGAAGACCGCTCACCCGCCGCAAAGAGTAACGCCGTGAAACAAGTATTAACGGCAACAGATTTCTACAAAGCAAAGGAGTAAATCATGGCAATTATCAATACTGGTGCCACAACGCTTGCTGACATTGCTAACCTGACCCAGGACAGCGATCTTCAGAAAAAGGTTCTGATTCAGACGATCCGTGATTATTCGGGTTTCTTCGATCAGCTCACTCTCATTCCTGCCAATGACGGCACAGCCTGCAAGGGTACGATCATCACCGAATACCCTGAAGGTGAAATTGTTGGCTACAACGAAGGATGGGGCACTTCCCAGGCTAAAGGCCGTGCAGTCAGATACGATTCTTTCCGTGTCCGCACCTCTTCCGAAGTTGACGCCGATCTTCTCGATTCTCGTAAACCTGAAGACAGAGACACATTCCGCCTGCGTAAGGACGCCGCCGTGATGCGTGGTCTTGCACGACAGGCCGCAAAATCCGTGTTCTATGGTTCTGGTGACGGTACAAGTCTCGGTCTGTACAACATTGTCAACGGTCAAGACAATGAATTCTATGACCGCATTATTAAGGGAAGTTCCTCCAAGGCCACTGGCAACTATGACATCTGGCTGCTTTCCTGCGACACCGAAAACATGTTCACGTTCTATCCCGAATATGGCGCACAGGGTGGTGTCTGGATCAATGCACGTCCGCAGAAGGAACGCATTGATGACGGAAACGGCAAACATCATTACGCCTATGTCACGGATATGGGCTTTGATATTGGCGTGGCCTGCTTCAATCCGCTGAATATTGTACGTATTGCCAACATTGACGCCTCCTCTCTGGTTAAGGACGGCAAGACAGGTGATGACCTGATTGACCTCATGACCCAGGCTCTTGAGAAGTTGGACGTGGCCAATCCTGGCAAGACAGTGTTCTTCGCAAACGACACAATCCACAGCTATCTGCGCCGCCAGATCAACAACAAAGTGACAGCCTCTTTGAACTTTGAAAACGTGGCAGGACGCTCCGTCATTACGTTTGACGGTGTACCCGTTCAGAAGGTTGGTACAGACGTTTTGAAGACTTCCGCAAAGATTAGCTAAGGAGACAGAATCATGTACGACAAAGAGTTACTTATTTTCAAGAACAAGGCGCTCACAGCCGCAATCACTTCTGATGTGATTGACCTCGGCGCTGACATTAACACTACTGGCCAGAAGCCGCTTTATCTTGTCATCATGCAGACAGAAGAGATCGAATCAGCGACCGCCACGGTTACATTCAATCTTCAAGAATCCGCCGACAACTCCACCTATACAACGGTGGCAAGCACTGGCGCATTGACTGCAAAAACCCTGGGTTATGGCGTGGCAATTCCGCTCCCTGCCAAGTGCAAGCGTTATCTGCGCGTGACCACCTCAGTGTCCTCTACCGCTCCAACCGCAGGCAAGGCAACTGCATATGTGTTCGACAAGTTCACCGATCCTTGCGTGAAGATGATCGAAGGCTACTAATCAGTTAATTCTCGTTGCAGAGGAGGAGGGAGGCTTAAAAACCTCCCTTTTTTAATATGAATGAAGTGTCAATTTGCAATGCCGCCTTGTCTTACCTAGGCGAGAAAGGGACGATTACGAAGATCAAGCCGCCTGAAGGAAATCCCCAGGCTGAGGCTTGTGCTGAATACTATCCCCAGGCGCTCCGTTACTTACTGGAGGCTCACAACTGGGCATTCGCTGTCAGACGAGTACGACTGCCTGAATACAAGAAATATGACGCCGACTTGTATCAGTGGGCACACGGCTACCAAGTTCCCTCAGATTATTTGCGCACCGTTAAGGTCTATGAGAAAAGCTCACAGGTGGACGAGGCTGGAATTGATTTTGAAATTGAGACAATCTCAGAGACAGGCTCATTTATTCTCCTGACTGATTCTCCCGCTCCCATGCTCCGATATGTGGCCAGCGTCCAGAACGTGTCAATCATGCCGCAGTATTTCATTCAGGCCCTTGTTCTCCAGCTTGCTAGTTATCTGGCAGGTCCACTGATGAAAACTTCTATGGCGCAGCAGATGATCCAAATGGCCGCTCAAGCACTGGAGACTGCAAAGTATCAGGATTCTCGAAACTCTATCAGGGTCAAGCACGAATATTTAGCGCCACACCTGGCAGCACGGAGTATTTAAATGTCACTGAAAATCTATAAGCAGAGTATCGGAGGAGGTGAGATTTCTCCTTCGATGTACTCCAGGATCACGGATCCTTCATATTCTGCAGGGTTAGCCAAGTGCCGCAATATGATTGTTGAACCTCAAGGCCCTGTAGTGAGGAGGCCCGGATTCTCAATGGTGCGTGAGACCAAATATCCGGACAGAAAATGCCGCCTGATCCCGTTCACGTTCTCGGCCACCCAAACAATGATCCTTGAGTTTGGTCATCATTACGTCCGTTTTCACACGAACGGCTCAACGCTGATGAACGGCAATGTCCCTTATGAGGTAGCGACCGATTATGACGAATCGGAGTTATTTGATATTGACTATGCCCAGAGCGTGGACATCATCACGCTGGTGCACTGCTCCCATCCGCCTAGAGAGCTCAGGAGATACGGAGCCCTTGACTGGCGACTTGTGGACATCACTTTCAATACTTCTCTCACACCGCCAACAGGAGTGACAGCTACACAGCACATCTTGCAGTCTGCTACCTATAAAGACGGATATGTCCGGAAGTACGTGGTGACCTCGTGCAATGTGGACAACACGGAGGAATCCAAAGCAAGTGCAGCGGCCTCGGTTATTTGTAACCCGTACGGTGATGGCGCTTATAACACCATCACATGGAACACTGTTGCAGGTGCTGATCATTACCGCGTGTACCGTGATAAGGGCGGTATCTATGGCTACATAGGCGAGACCCGCACCAACTCCATTGATGATGACAATATCGCGCCTGACAGCTCGATTACACCGCCTATTTACGACGATGTATTCCTCACCAGTGGAGGTATCAGTGCTGCCACCGTGGTGGCTCAGGGAACGGGCTACACGGGACCGAACGGAGAACTTTTAAGTGTTTCTCTGCTTGAGAGTGAAACTTGGGTGCTGAAAGGTGAAGGTTATGACTATGGCGGAAAATTCAAAGATGCTCCGATGTTAGGCGCCTACTATGACAGCAAATGGAATTTAATGAGCTCAGGCGACAAGTACGGCTATCCCGTGGGCTGGATTCCGTCGAATTTCATGGATTACTTCACCTTCTCCATTACTGTTCACGATGCTGAAGGCTCCGGAGTTGGAGCCGTGGTAAGTCCTGTTAAGGCGAGTATGGCCGACTGGTTCGATATTACGCCGCCTGACTATTACAAACCGAATCCTCGTGTTATCGGTATTAGACCGTTAAAAGGCCTAACGATTATTCAGGCCGGAAGCGGATATAAACGTCCCGTTATTACGATCAGCATTACAGGCTGGCCGACATGGAGTGACGCTTATGACAAGATCACGGGTGTGTTTGAGTTTTATCGCTACTCAGGCTCATTCCAGGCCTCGGCAACGTCCGCAGGATTCATGCAGTCTTCGATTAACGTCACGGACGCAACGGGAAGCGGGGCTGTTCTGGAGCCTGTATTTAGTCAGGGCAAACTTACTAACGTCCTAATCAAGAACGCAGGAGCGGGCTATTCCAACCCGACAGCGACACTTATTTCAAACTATGGCTCAGGCGCTCAAATCTCTCTGACTGTAGCCAACGCTGGAGACTATCCAGGATGTGTGAGCTACTTCGAGCAGAGAAGGTGGTTCGCTGGCAGCCGCATGAGACCGCAATATATTTGGGCCACTAAGACGGGTACAGAAACGGATATGGGCTACTCCCTCCCGTCCCAGAGCACGGACCGAATCAAGGTGAGGGTAGCGAGCCAGGACAGCAACAGAATCCGCCATATCGTGCCACTTTCTCAACTGCTGATGCTGACAGCGAGTGGGGAATGGAGAGTGAGCCCCGTGAACTCTGACGCAATCACGCCTGAATCTATGAGCGTAAGACCGCAGTCTTATGTCGGATCAAGCCAGACAAAACCGGTCCTTATTAACAATACGATGATCTTTGCCTCAGCCCGAGGCGGCCACCTGAGAGAACTCGGTTACAGCTACCAAGCAGGCGGTTACATAACCTCGGATGTGTGCCTCAGGGCCGCGCACCTCTTCGATCATCACGAAGTTGTTGATATTGCATACGCCAAGGCGCCTTATTCCATTTTTTGGTGTGTGAACGACATAGGCAAACTAATCTCCTTTACCTATGTTCCAGAACAGCAGGTGGGCGCATTCGCTCAGCACGAGACCCAGGGAGACTTTGAATCCTGCGCGGTGGTGCCAGAATCCAATGAAGATATTCTTTATGTCGTGACCAAGCGCAAGATCGGAGAGAACACCGTAAGGTTTGTTGAGCGCATGAACGAGTACATCATTGACAAGGATGAAGATTATCTCTTCATGGATTGTGCGGGCACTTACTCAGGCCCGGCCAAGACCGAAATCTCTGGCATTAGCTGGCTGAATGGGATGAAGGTTTCCATCCTGGCCGACGGCTATTGTGTGCCGGATCAAGTAGTGCAGAACGGCAAAATCACGCTAAGAAGAGCGGCCTCCAAGGTGCATGTAGGGTTGCCTTACAACTCAGACATTCAAACGTTACCGCTTGCATTACAGCTCCAGGACTTGTCTTTTGGCAGTAATCACAGGAAGAACATCAGCGGGGTGGCCGTGAGGATGATTGATTCAGCGAGCATCTTGGCTGGCTCGAGTTTCGACGACCTCTATCAGCAGCCTACACGCGGACGGGAAACACCCGGTACACCGCCGAAGAAGAGAAACGGAGAGTTTGAAGTAGATATCGCCGCTTCATGGACGGATGACGGTCAAGTGTGTATTCGTCAGAGCGCCCCGCTCCCGCTGAAAATCTCCAGTATTACCGTGACCTGCGACGTGGTGTAGTGCGCATCACGCTCTTGGAATCCTCCAATATCTATGCTGAGTTGGAGGATTTTTTATGGCCGGATCTAGTTTCTCTTTTGGCACCTTGGGCCTTATTTCTACAGGTGTTTCCACACTGTTTAACGCCTTCGGTGCGAAGAGCATCACGAAGTACAACAATGCTATTGCACAGGCTCAGGCAGACATAGCCAAGATCAACGCGGACACAATGAATCTGCACTATCAGCAGAGATTGTTCGCCGCTGAAGGTGAATACCAGCGCGAGACCATGCAGGCCGCTCAGGTTAAAGCACGGCAGAAAGTCGCTTTAGCCGCGAACGGAGTTGCTATCGGTGTCGGATCAGCCGCCGAGCAATTAGCCAGCACGGACATTGTGAAGAAGATCAACCTCAACCGCCTGGAGAGCAATGCGAAATCCGAGGCATGGGGCTACCGCGCAAAAGAGACGGACTACAGAAACCAGGCGCTCATGAGCCTGGCTAAGAAACAGAGCGCAAGCCGAGCCTTTACGGATTCTCTTCTGGTGGGCGCTGGGAATATGGGAATGGCATTTGCTTACGGCAAATTGATGGATATGGCCAAAGCCTCAGAATCCGACGATAAGCCGATCCACATTGACGCTATTTCAGGAGCACAACCGAACCTGCTGCTAGGCCAGACAGTCAAAACAACACAGCTCTATCCGACAACGACCAAAAACATCTTCTCTCTGAACTACAGAGGATAAAAAATGCCAATCGTCCCTAAGTATGAAAACAACGTCCCAGGTGTTGTAGAGAGCGGCCGAGGTTTCGGCGCTCCCGTTGATAACGTCCGCCCGAGTTTCGACTATGAGAATGTCATGAACAGGGCCTTACAGCCGTGGTCACAGATTGCAGATAGCGCTGTCAAAATTGAGGCCTATCACCGTGACACCGTTGTGAAAGCGCGGGCTGATGAACAGCTGGACGCTTACAACAAGGAAGTACAGACAACGCTGTACGACCCAGAGAAGGGCTATTTCTCTCAGCAAGGCAAGAACGCCGTGACGTCGTGGGATCAGGCGCAATCTGATCTTCAGTCTATTTATGACAAACATTTAGGACAGATTGACGATCCGGATGTGAGAGAGGCTTTTAAGTCCAACGCATTACAGCGCCTCAATTCCGTTCGACAGAAAACGGTCGTCTATCGCAACGAACAGAATATTAGATGGCGGGCTCAGACTTCTAAAGACCATGCTGACAACCTTGTAGAGGAATTTGCGCTCGGCGGTTTTACACCTGACGGTCAGAGAACAATGGCCAGCCTGATGAACGAGATCGAGTATCAGGGCAGGATGCAGGGCTGGGACGAGGAAACGCTGAAACGTCAGAAGAACGCCTATAAGTCACTGGCTTATGCCTCAGCCTACAGCAATATGGCATTGAGCGATCCTATCGGCGCACTCCGACATTTTCAGACGGACGGCTCAAAGGAAATGAGCACGGACGTAGGCCGTCGCACCTATCAGATGTTATTCCACCGAGCCGCTCCCCAGCTCGTAGAGCTCTCTCAACGTTACGGAGGAGCAACGGCCCTGGCCTTAACACCTGGAGCAGTTGCACGTACTACAGGCGACAACACAAACGAGAACGTGCTGAGACAATCCCACGCCCAGGCCGGACTAGGCCAGGCTCCGAAAGTGTCGGATAAGGTGCTCAATACTTCTGGATACAAGGGATGCAACCCGCTGAATGTCCGAGCCTCCAGCGATAAATGGAAGGGTTCGATTGGTAATTCTGACAACGGATATGTGATCTTCTCAACTCCGATGGACGGCATCAGGGCCGCTGCTACCGTTATCAAGAATTACGGCACGAAGTACGGGATCAACACAGTGCGAGACATTGTGAGCAGATACGCTCCCGCCTCAGAGAATCCGACAGATGACTATATCGCGAATGTCTGTAAGGGCACTGGCTACCAGCCTGATGAAAAGCTCGACACAAAAAATCCTGAGGTGCTGAAGAAGTTGGTCACTGCGATGATGAAGCAGGAAATCGGCGATGTCCCGTACTCCGAGCGCACGATTATTGCAGGTGTCCTGGACGCGCTCGGCAAAGAGGACATCAATGATTATTCCGACCTGTACAACACTCAGTTATCGGACGAAGAAGAACAGCAGTACCAGGCATGGGCAAAACAGATCGGTCATGAGCGTGATATTTATGACTATGACCTTAGAGGAGCCTGGAAAGCTGGAGCGGCTCAGGCTGAGAACGGCCACTTCCCAGACACTTTCAAGAAGCCGAATCACCACACGTTCTCCGAGGAAAGCCAATATGCAGACGGGAAACGCAATGTGGGCGGACGCTGGACTGTTGAAAACGGCCAAAACATCTTTATTGGTCCAAACGGTGAGCGCCGCGATGATAACGGCAAACTCTTGAGCGAAGAAACAGCACAGGCGCCTAAGCTGACTGCCGCCGACCTCGTTTTCAATCCCAACGTTAAGACGGGGATCGAGGTCATTGATTCTCTGAATGATCCAGAGAAACTCTGGATCATGCAACACACCAAGGCGCAGACTTCTCAGTCAACGGCTAACCTGCGCTCCCAATTTAAGACTACTTTGAATAATGCGCTGGCTGTAGCCAGGAGCACAGGCGACATGAGCCAGCTCCCCGATGTAGGAGCTTTTATTCAGACTTACGGCCAGGAAGAGGGGCTGAGGCAATTCCAGAAGGCACAGCAGGAAGCCAAGCTCAACGCCAATCTCTACCTAATGCCGACACTCAGCAACGCTGAGATTGAGGCAACGGCACGCCAGATGACGCCGAGCAAGGACGATCCTAATTACGCCGCTAGGATGAAAGACTTAGAAACCTGGAATAAGGCATATACGCAGATTAGAAGGGAGCGTGCAGAGGATCCTGTTCAGTTTGCCTTCTCTGGAATGCCTGACTTAGGGCTTCAGCCGATCACGGACTGGACGAATCAAACCGCAGTAATTAACCAGATTCAAAAGCGAATTGATAACTCAGGGATTATTTCCGAGCGTTTCGGAACGCCTAAGAAACTTCTGAGCAATAGTGAGGTTACTGCCTGGCTCCAATCTCTAAACGGCATGGACGCTCCTCACCAGGGCGCCTACCTGCAAAGATTATCCGATACCCTGACAGGAGGCGGAGACAATGTGGAGCCGCTGGCAATTCTGGCAAATCAAATTGGCGGCAAGAACTCAACGATAACCAATGCTCTTGCGGTAGCAGCTACACCCAACGGACGGGAAAGCAATGGTGCAATGCGCCAGATGCAGGGCAATTACATCAGGACAAGTAAGTTAGGAGACGCCTACAAAGAGGAAGCAGACTTAAGAACTCAGCTCTCTGGGATCTTAGGGGTTGCCGATGGAAGCCCGCAGTATGAGGCGATGGTGTCTCAAATCATGAATGAGCACTGTTACGCAAACTCCGTAGGCTCTCAGGATCTTTCCGAATCTATAACAAATGTCTATGGACAGTTGGTTACCCACAATGGCAAGAAGATTTTCCTACCAACTCAACTGAGCAAGGCTCCAGGACTTCACGTCTTCGGAAATGCCAGCGCCTTTGAAGACATTCTCTCGGACATAGGAAAGGATTTTGCCAAGTCAAAGAAGACCTTCAGATATGCAGGTCAACAAATTAACGGCAATCAACTGAGCAACCTCCTGAGCAGTGGTCCCCTTCAGTATGTCGCTGACGGTGTTTATTACATAGTCAACGGGCTGGAATATGTGAGAGACAGCAAGGGCAATCCGGTTGTGATTGACACGAATCCATACATACAGCGGAACCAAAACGCACCCCAAATAAATTATGGAGAACCAAACTATGAACGTATTACTGGACCCGTTCGGCACGTCGGTACAGACTAAACCCAACTCTGTTACAGAATTTCCTGAAGCGGATAACTTAGACGCCACCAAGCCGAGCATGTTTCAGGGTATAGGCGAGGCTCTCTCGGATATTCCTGGGTATGCGGCTTATAGCTCCTTATCAAGCCTTAATTCTGCAATCGCAGTCCGCACAGATTCTCTTTATGACATGGAGAATCAGGAGGATCCTTTTGCTGAAGACTTTGCTTTTAAAAGACCTGACAAAGAAACAGCAGTAAAAGCTATCGAAGACCAGGCAAAGCATTACCGACTTAAGGCAAAAAACGAATACATGCCTTCAGCGGAAACCACTGGTACGGCCTCAATGATGATTCATGGAATGGGATCAATGATCCTCCAGGCCGTAACCCACACAATGCTTACAGGCAATCCATATTTGGGAGCGGCAAGTTTCGGTATGGATAGAGGTTTCTTTACAAGAGGAGACCTCATGGATAAAGGCGTGGACGAGAAAACCGCAAATAAGGCGGGTCTTGCGGCTGGTGTTTTTGAGGGAGCGGGAATGGCACTTCCAGGCGCTCTAGGCTCTAAGGTTTTGAAGTCTATGGCCTTCGGCGCAGTAGTAAATCCAGCTACAGATATTGGCGAAAATGCAACGATAGGATTCATTCTGAACAATGCTGACTATCAAAAACAGGCTCGTGAATATGATCCTTTTGATCCTACAAATTTGGCAGTCTCGGCAGGTATGGGTGCATTCTTCGGAGCCCTCGGCGCGAGAACAAACAGACGCGCTACAGCAATATTAAATGCCGAAGAAGAGCGAACAGCAGCACCCAACGCAGGGGAAGAGGGTCAGGCCGCTCCGAACACAAACATGAATAAGAGTGTGCTCGATTCTATCCAGAATCGTGACCGCTCGTCTAAGGAAAGCCGCTTGCAGATGGAGAAAATTGCGGCCGCTCCGAATTTCAACCTCTTACGTGAGAGCCGCTCCCTCGATCAAGGCGCTCCGATTATTGCCTACGTGCCTGAGGACATGAATATTCTCTGGGGAAAGCGGGTTGATGTTTCTGCTGACCCGAGCAGTGAGCCGATGACAATGCGTTATGCAGTCGTTGACGCCGATGACGTGCTCACCTCGAATGCCGTGGACGGCTCCAGCAATCCAGGTTTTACAGATCCGACCGTAGCAGGAGCACGAGCAATCGCAGGGAATGGCCGCATAGCTGGCCTCCAGGGCGCATACAGGCAAGTCAAGGCGACTAAGTACCGAGCTGACCTCACTCAAGATTCAAAAGAATTCGGAATCTCCAAACGCCAGATCAAGAAAATGCGTAACCCGATCCTGGTCAGAGTGATGGATGATGCTGATGTGGTTGAGGGTATCGGTGAGGCGTCCAACCGCACAGGAACGCTCAAACTCAATCCGGCCGAACAAGCCGCCCAGGACGCTCGAAACGTCCGACTTGAAGAGGTTGAATTCACCAAAGACGGTGAGATTACGCGCAAATCAATGGACGAGTTTGTAAAGCGCACGCCTGACAAAGAGGGATTGATTGATTCAAACGGCAATGCCCTTTATGACAACATAGCCCGCCGCATGAGGCCCGCTATTTTTGCCGCCGCATTCTCTGATACTCGGATCATTAACAGGTTTATTGCTGACAGCCCTGAAGACCGCAAGATTATGAACGTGCTCCAGTCGGTAGCAACCGAGGTAGTGCGACTGAAGAAGATCAAGGGTGAGCTGGATTTTTCTCCCGACCTTCTCGAGGCCGTGGCAGACGTATTCGAGACACGCAGAGAAGCCAAGAAGATCAACGGCAAGGGCCACGAGAAGGAGCTAACAGGCTCACTCATGGAGGAATCTGCAACACCTGCACAACGCTACTTTAGAGACATTCTCTTATCTGCAAATCCTGAACGACTTCAGGAGATTCTTGCCAGGTTTAGAGAAGTTGCCGAGCAGGAAAGCGGGGGCGCAGGTTTCTTTGAAGCAGTCACGAAGGATCAAGTTTTCCAGACGGTCAAAAAAGAATTTGATTCTTTTGATCGAGCCGTTAATCAAATTAAGCCTAGCCATGTTGACGCCGCTATGGAATTGCAATCCGCAAGAATTATTCAGGAGGATCAACCTTCAGGAACTAGAGGAGACATAAATAAGTCTATTGCAGACGAGAAGAAGGCCGCCGAACAGATCGACAACGGAGAGAAGGTTGAGGTGTCTGGAGAAGGAGTTGATCCGGAAGTCATGGATAAAAATGTCAGCGACTTCATAACCCGCTTTGTGAAAGAGTTGGTAGGCGCAGGAGCGGAACAAAAGGTCGCAGAGATGGGCGCCAAAGTTCATGACGCATTCTTTGAAACTCTGGGTATCCGTTTAGGTCGTAGCCGTAAGGAGCTAGAACAGGAATATGGAGTGAAAGTACAGAGAGCGGAATCCGCAGAAGGCTTTGCTCAAGAACCTCTAGTCCGAGAAGGAATGATTAGAAAGCCAGATTCTGATTCTGCAAAAGTTGTCACTATCCCAGAGAATGTTATTCCTAAATTTGAACGCAGGATTGAAAACATTAGGAACTGGGTTCTGTCGCAATTTAAAGAGAATAGCTCTGCTGTAATTGCTTCAACAAATCAACACATCAGAATAGGGAAAAGAGGACTTAACGCATCCCTCAAAAGAGTTCGTGAGCCACATCACAACGAAGTTTATCCCTACTTAATCAACGTGTTGGAAAATGCTGAATATGACAGATTTGAAATCAACGACGGAAAAGAAAAGCATAAAGGGTTGGCTGGCCAGGATGTTTATGTTTCTGCTCTGAGAATCGGAGATAGGCTTTATAGCGTCAAAATTAAAGTAGATATTCCTGGTAAAGGGGAAATAGAACAGCGAAAAACTACAAATGGAGTAATAGAGGACGGAAGATACAAGGACCATAAGGTCTCTGAAATTGATATAACTCCTGCGATAAATACGAAAGAAGCATCCGTTTCGTCGATTATTAGCCGACCGGATGCTTCGATTGATGGAGGTATTCCTTCCATCAACAGAATCAGTTTAGGAATCCTCCGAGGGAATGTCAATCCCACAAAAATTGATAATGGAGTTCTCCGCCAGAACGGAAACGCACCGAGAGGAATTTATACGCCTGGAGAGCGCGTGATTACTCTGATGCAGTCTGCAAACGAGAGTACATTCATTCACGAGAGCGGCCATTATTTTCTTGACGTGCTCACGGACGTGGCAATGAAGGAGAACGCTCCAGCGCAGGTCAAGGCCGATGTCCAAACTCTCATGGATTGGTTTGGAGTGAAGGACCTTGAAGAATGGAGAAGTCTTTCTATTGACGAACAGAGAGCCGGTCACGAACAGTTCGCTAGAGGGTTTGAGCAATACCTGCGCGAAGGAGAAGCTCCGAGCACGGCCCTTGAGAAAGTCTTCAAGGCCTTCAAAGATTGGCTCACCAAGATCTACAAATCCTCAGAAGAACTCCAGGTTGAAATCTCTCCAGAGGTGCGGGCCGTCTATGATCGACTGCTGGCAACAGATGAACAGATCAGGGCCAAGGAAGAGATTGATACTCCTTCACTCTTCGGCGGCATGGAGCCAGAAGAGCCGCCTGCAAATCCGGTTGTAAAGGCCGTGCAGCAGACAGCAGAACAGGTGATTGACCAAGCTCCAATATCTGAAGATAGCAAGGCTCGAATTAGAGAAACTCTCGGAATCAATCAGCCAGAGCCGCAGACAGGAGAAAACCATCCGCACTATGGAATCCCGAACGAGGAGCAATTCATGGATCAAAACCTGGAGACTTCGGCGGCCAACGATCCCAACGCATTCATTGTTTTAGATGACGGCAGAGAGGTGAGCATGGGTGATTACATGAGAGAGATTGAGGCCGAGCAGAAGCAGGAGTTTGACCGTGCCAACAGCGTTTCCGAGGCCGCTCAATGTATGTTGAGAAACGGTGCTTTTGATGATGTCTTTTAAGGATTGAAAATGGTTAGCAAATTAAAACCCGAATGCGAGCGCCAAGTGTCGGCGGTCTTAGGCCGTCCGATTACAGAAAGCGAAAGTCAAGACCTGGTGGCCAGCGTTAAAAACTACTATCTCCAGAACAGGCAGGCCCACCCGAATATGTCACGGGATCAGGTAGTGAGTGAGGCCGCCAAACAGTACGCACAGCGCATCCAACAGGACGCCGCGAGAAAGGCCTTCAACGCCAAGCGCCAGGCTTTGGCCATCTATCAAAACCGATTGACCTATCAATCAATGAGAACTAACGGTGACAGCGCTAACCAAGCCGCCAGAGGTATTCTCAATCGTGTGGACAAATATAAGGTGGGCGTGGAGCAAGAGGCCAAGTCACGCCTTGTTGATTTTCTGGAGAAAACTAGCCCCACGTTCTTAGGCTTATGTGAGAACAAGAAACTCATTACCGACCTGGTGCACGAAATCGCAGGTGATGACACTGGAAACCCTGTTGCCAAATCGGCGGCCAAGGCCTGGATTGATACCGTGGAATCCTTGAGAGAAAGATTCAACGCGGCGGGCGGTGATATTGGAAAGCTGGAGGATTGGCTATTTCCGCAGACACATGACCGCTACAAGATAACGAACGCGGCAAGACGGCTGGCTGGAGGCGAACTAAAACAAGCTGGCCTGACCATCAAGGACACCGTAACGCATAAAAAATACAATCCCAATCAGAATAGAGACGCCTGGATAGATTTTGTTTGGGACAAACTCGACCGCTCTAAGTATTTAGATGACGATCTAAAACCGCTCTCAGATGACGCAATGCGAGCCCTTCTCTCTGATGTCTTTGAAACAATCAGAACAAACGGAGCCAACAAAGAGAATGTGGGGAAAGTCACAGCAGGCAGAGGCAAGAGCAAAGCCAACACGCGCCAGGAACACCGCACGCTAATGTTCAAAGACGCGCAGGCCAGGCTTGATTACAACGAAGTTTTTGGATCTAATCCGAGCGTTATGGGCACGATGATGGAACACATTGGCTCAATGAGCCGCGATATAGCGCTCATGGAGATGTTAGGCCCCAGTCCTACAAACACCTACAACACTCTGAAGCGTATGGCTCAGATTGACACCGATCAGCAAACCTCTTCAACGGGCAAGATCAAGTCAGCCGACAATTCTCTTTTAGATGCAATGTGGAAAAATCTCTCAGGCTCGGCAAACGTCGTGGAAAGCGGCTTTATAGCCTCAATCGGTCAAGGCGCCCGTAATCTCCAGGTAGCTGGGAAACTCGGTTCCGCTTTTATTTCCTCGTTCACGGATGTGGCAACTTATTTCCACACTGCCAGAGTGAACAGAATGCCTTTTGCCAGAAGTGCGATGCTCCTGGTGAAGTCTCTCAACCCTGCTGACAAGTCTGATAAGAGGTTTGCCGCACGTGCTGGCATTATCGGTGATGAACTCAACTCGGCGGCCTCCAGGTTTGTAGAAGGAAATATTGGAAACGGAATCACGGGCAAACTTGCCGACCTCACCATGAGATTGTCTCTTTTGTCGCAGTGGACGGACGCAGTGAGACGCGCTCAATCCCTCAATACAATGGCCACATTTGCCGAGGCCACCAAACATAATTGGGCCAATATTGACGGATGGCTGAGATACAGATTAGAGGAGTTTGGAGTTTCTGAGGACGTGTGGAAAGCGCTCCAGAAGTGCAAGCCTGAAGAACTCAACGGCTCCCATTTCCTAACGATTAACTCTATCAAGAACGCGGCCAGCAAAAACGGAGACATTGACGGCCTGAATGTGGACAAGCTGGTATCAACCTACCTGAGTTTTGTCATGGATGATTCATTTATGGCGTCCTTACAACCGGACCTGATGACGCGCTCCATTACGAACTGGGGCAAGTCTCGAGGCACCGTGGCAGGAGAGTTTGTTCGCAGTATTTTCCTTTTTAAGTCTTTCCCTATCGCGATGTTTACGCGGCACCTCCAGAGATCAAAAGACCTCTACCGCTACAAACTGCAAACAGACGGTAAGGCGGCCGCAGTCTGGAGTAGAGTTGGTTACATGAGCTCACTAGTAGTCTCAACCACACTTGTCGCATACGTGGCGAACATGTTTAAGGACTTAATCAACGGAAGCGATGTTAAGGATCCGACAACTTTAGACGCATTCAAACGTGCATTCACGGCAGGCGGCGGAATGGGCTTTATCGGTGACATCCTTGTTTCTGGCATGGACGATTACAAGTACGGGCACCCCGCTTTAATGAATATGGCAGGCCCTGTACTTTCAACGGCAATGGACGCCTACACGATTTTTGATAAGTACAAGGACAACAAAGATATTGGCGCTAACGTCCTGCGAATCGTGAAAGGGAATCTCCCCGTTGTGAATCTCTGGTACACGAAACAGCTCTTGAATCATGCCGTATTCAATCAGATTCAGGAGATGATGAACCCTGGCTATCACCGTCGAATCGAGCAGAAGATTAGAAAGAATCAAGGCGTGGGCTATTGGTGGAAACCTACCGACATGCTCCCATACAGAATGCCTGAGATCGGCACGGAGCCTCGGCGATAGGTGTGCGCATCACCAATCTGGTTGACATGAGAATACTTCTAAACAATGAGGTGTTTTCATGCTGCCAGATGTTCCGCGACGGGTGGGCCCTGTAACAGGCTTGGGTATCTCCCGAGTTGATTTTGACTTCAAGATATTTGCGTCCTCCAATGTGCTCGTAATCCGCACGAGTAAGGCGGGCGTGGACAAAACTCTAAAAGAGGGTGAAGACTATACAGTTACCTGGGACGAAGACCAAACCGCCAATATCGGCGGCTACATCACTCTTGACGAGTTCCTCGCTGACGGGGAATCGGTCACGATTCTCTCTAATGTCGCATACACCCAGGAGCTTGATTTACACGCGGAAGGTGATTTCAATCCGAATGACATCAATGTAAATTTTGACCGCACCGAAGCGCAGATCCAGCAGTTAAAAGAGAAACTCTCCCGCGCCGCAGTCGCTCCCGCATCTTCTGGCATGGAGGGTGACGAATACGGTGAAATCCTCTTAGCGAACTCAACGAAATCAGGCGAATACGCCGCCCAAGCTCAAGAAGCCGCCGAAACAGCTAAGGCCGCGGCCGCAGTGGCCAGCGCCGCCCAGGATAATCTGGACGCCTCTACCGAAGTAGCAGAGAACGCCGCCAAGTCTGCAAGCAATTCGGCAACCGCCGCCGCGCAATTCAAGCTTGATTCTGAGGCCGCCGCTACCACGGCCACCGAGGCTGCAGAGGTGGCTAAGCAGGCCGCCTTCTCATATCGCTATTGTGCGACCGCCACAGCAGGAGGCACGGTCAACACCTCAGCAGTCTTGCCGGCCACGCTGATTAAAGTTGGCGACCACGTGATGAACTCTAGCGGCCAGATCTTCCGCGTTCTGAATGTTGGTGCTTCCACGTGCGAACTCTCTGGAATCATCACGACCATTAGCGGCCCTCAAGGTTTGAAGGGCGATTCAGGCAGTGTCGGGCCTCAAGGCAGTAGCGGTGCAACATTTACGCCAACAGTTAGCGCGGAAGGTGAAATCTCCTGGACGAACAACAAAGGGCTTACAAACCCAGCTCCCGTAAATATCCGCGGCCCGAAAGGCGAGAGGGGTGAAAGAGGTTTGCAAGGCAGTCCGGGACCCGTCGGAAGTGCGGGACCTCAGGGTCCGATGGGCAGTAGCCCGTGGGCCACGGCGTTCGGTCAATTCCGCATTGACGGAGCAGATTTAAAACTTGATTACGTCGGCCTGGACACTTCAGCAGATTTCTCAATCAATACGAACGGTGAATTAACAGTTACGGTGACAGAATGACTACTTTAAATTTAGGCCGAGTTCGGCCAGTCTGGAAAGGTGACTGGGTTTCCACGGCCACCTACCTGGCTTTTGACTTCGTTAGGTACACGGACGGGAATGTTTACTTAGCCGTCCAGGACGTACCAGCAAATTACATCCCGAACTCCCAGACAAGTTACTGGGTTTTGTTCGGCGCGAAAGGCGGAAAAGGCGATACAGGTAGCGCGGGCAGTGTGGGCGCCACGGGAAGTCAAGGACCCCGAGGTGTGACGTTTACACCAGCAGTTAGCGCGGAAGGTGACCTCTCCTGGACAAATGACGGGAACCTAAGTAATCCAGGCACAGTCAATATCCGCGGCCCGAGAGGTTTGCAAGGTGTAGCGGGCAGTCAAGGGCCTGCGGGACCGACGGGGCCAGCGGGCACGACAAACTACAACAACCTGACTAACAAACCTGTTTCGGACACGTCGTTAAAACTTGCTGGCGGTTTTGCTGATGCAAAGGCGACTGGTGAGGCTTTAGATAAACGTGTTGGTGTAGCCAGTCAATCCTTCTCTGACAATGAGAAAACTATTGCCCGCACGAATATCGGAGCAGTCGCAAAAACAGAAGCCGTGCTCCTTGCTCAGCAAACGGTTTCCGACACTGAGAAAGAACAGGTTTACACGAACTTGGGATTGATCCAGATGTTTAAAGAACTCTGCCTGGCCAATGGCGCTACCCAGGACGAAATCGACGCACTTCAGTAGGAGAACTGAATGACCACACTAAGTGAAATCAAAGCTCAATACCTGGCTGCGGCCAAGGCCAGGCCCATTGAAAAATACTGTATCCGTGACCACGAAGGCCGCATTGTGGCTCGGAGTAATTCTCCCGTTGTTCATGTCTTCAACAACGAGGCCGATGACGCATACGCCGCTGAGCACTACACGCTCAAGGAAACCTACAACGGCATGAAGTTCTGGCTCGGCGAGGAATCACCGACCGGACTGTATCAATCCGCCGACGGTCAGTTCTACACAGAATCCGAGTTGCCTGAAAACACAGACGCATTCTGCACACAGCGCTATGCCAACGAGGTGAAGGCTGAGAGAAACGCTCGTATCAGCGACACAGACGATTACGTGAAGTTGCCTGATATCACTGTTGCTCGGTCGGCAGGAGCCAAGTGCAGTGCCCTTGAGGACGCTGACAGAGCGGCCCTTGAGACCTATCGCCAAGCACTGAGAAACTTACCTGAGGAGCAGGGTTTCCCGTTTGTGCCGTGGCCTGAGTTCCCGACTGCACTTGCTTACGAGCTACAGCAGAAAGTTGACGCTAGACAAAACATGAGAGGAGGCTTCAATGCTTAAAGCCCTTATTCAATTATTCGCTGAGAAGTTTCTGCAAAGTAAAAAGTCTTGGGTTTCTGAACAGTGTGCTCCGATTGTCCGCAATGGCATTAACATTCCTTGTACAAGCACAACGGACTTCTTTACTTACATCGCTCCGTACAACGGCTGGGTGACTTCTCGGTGCAATTCAATCACAGTCTCAGCTCTTGAAATCCAAGTCGATAACGGGCAGATGGCACTTGCTTCCGTTCTTAACGGAAACACTGCGGGAGCTGGGATCTGCAGTTACGTTAAAAAAGGAACCACTATTAAATTCTTATGCCGAGGCGGAAACACATCGGATTATTCCCTTTGGTTCTACAAAGCAAGTTCAGACGCTTAACCTTCTTTCCACAGGAGGCGCATTATGCTGAAAAACGTAGGCAACTCTTAACCACTCCGCCCCTCAATCCGAGGGGCTTTTTGCTAGGTGTGCGCATTGAACTCTGGAGCGCTTCTAACATGGTCCTGATACTTGAAGCCGACACGATGGTTGACAATGCGAGGAGCCGTTGCATTGAGGCCTATCGAGTTAGCCAAAATGCAGAACGTAAACCTCTAGGACGGATATGTGGCAGGACCTTTTCAATATTGTGCGCGACCTGGACGCCAACGCGATACGCAACTTGGTTGTCGGTATCGGCAGTCTTCTAAGCGGCCTAGTTGCCAGCGTGATGGGCGAGCACCTCTTTCTCTTTAATTGGCTATTCGCTTTCGTGGTCGCGGATTATCTGACAGGCCTTTATGCGGCTAAAGTCACGCACACGCTATCGTCACGTGTCGGAATAAAAGGGATCCTGCGCAAGTTTGTCATTCTGTTCACGGCCATCGGCTTACACGGCATTGACCAGATTCTCTCCATGCCATTTATCGGCGCCTGGGCGATCGGTGCTTTATCAGTTAATGAGCTCATATCCATCCTGGAGAACGTCGAGAAGGCGAGCCTGGGATCCGTCATTCCCTCCAGGGTACGGGTCCTTCTGGATTCAGTACAGCAACAGCAGGACAAGAAAGTCAAAGAGAAGTTGGGTGTCAACGAGCCTAACCTCAAAGGAGAAAATCCCAAATGAGAAAGCAAGACATATTGTTGTATCCACCTGAATTAGCAACTCAGTTCATATCTGAGTTTGAGCAAGGTCCCAAAGGCGGACCGGCCCTTGAATCCTACAAATGCCCTGCTGGGGTCTGGACCATTGGGTTCGGGCACACGAAAGGTGTCCACCCTGACGAACACATTACGCGAGCCGAGGCCTATGACCTTCTAACTAAAGACCTGGTTCAAACGCAGGAGGAGTTAGCAGCCATTGTCAAAGTTCCAGTGACCGAGAATCAGTTTATTGCTTTAATGAGCTTTGTATTTAACTTCGGCATTACGAAATGCAGGCGGTACACATTATTCAAAATGGTGAACGCAGAGAACGAGGACGGAATCCGAGAATGGTGGCCGAAGTATTGCAATCCTGGAACGGCCTATGAGAAAGGTTTGCGTCGCCGCCGTTATGCAGAACTAGAACTCTTTTTCAGAAAATGATCCGAGTAATTTTGATTATTGCCGCCGTCATGTTTTCGAGTGTCTTGGGCTATCACTTCGGCCAGCAAGAAACGGAGCTAAGGTGGACACAGGAGCGAGAACGGCTACTTGCTCACCAGATCGAAACACTGCAAAGGAAGGATAAAGAAATTGCTCAATTGGAAAAATCTATTGGTGTGCTTAACGATTCTGCTCTCAGGGTGCGCGAGCGAGACGCCGCGATACAGCGAAAGTTACAGAGGGAGCTTGGAGAGTGTGGTCGATTTAGACGCGCACTTGAGCTCTCTTCAAAAACTCTTGCAGAATGTGCAGAGCGCGCAGTCAGCGATAGACGAATCATTGAAAGATGTGCAATCCAACTCAGGTAAGGAGAAAGGAAAATGACTGAACTTGAAAAACTCGGTATCACAAACAGCGAGAGAACGAAGTGTGAGGTCTGGACCCGCGTGATGGGCTACCACCGCCCAGTCGATTCATTTAACATCGGAAAGCAAGGCGAGGTGGCCGAGCGAAAATATTTTGACGAGAAGAAGTGCTGCTGTCGCAAGTAAAAAGCAGAAGTCTCAGACATTAAAAAAGGCGCTCAACGCGCCTCAACTTTTTTCTATTGGTGGTGCTTTTGGTGGTGCTTTTTAAAAACTCTCTTGCAAGTTATTGATTTAAAAAGACAGTTGGCGGAATGATTGTCCGCGCTTTGCTTTCAGCGTGATTTCACCGCGATGAAGTTCCTTATGGCACGTCTCACAAAGCGTAATCAGGTTGCCGGGCGAATCACCGCCCGTACGTCTGCTCTCCAAGTGATGAACATTGAGCACCGGGTCTTTCGATCTGCCGTGACAATGCTGACAAACGTGCCCGTCTCTGAAAAGAACGTACTCGCGGACGTTCCAGAAGCCGAGCTGTTCGCTCTCTTGGTACTCTTTCCCTGCAATGTCTGAATTCTTCAGCAGCTGCATGTCGAAGGAGGTCGTTTCCACGGAGATCTTCGTGACCGGCAGCAGTCGAATAACCGTTTCTATGCGCGACAAGTGCGCGTTGATTCGGTTTTCAACTGATGGTGCAAGCCACCCTTTACGCTTGGTGCGGATGCGGTTGTCGAACCTCGGAGCACGGTAGCGCGTTTTGCGGTTACGGCGGGACTGCCGTAATGC